TTGGAAAAAATGAGGAACGAGGGATGAGGGCCAAGAGCCATCATCCCTCATGCGTGGTTTCAGGCCGTGGGGTTCGGGCTCGTGGCCGCCAACTGGCTGCCGCCGCCGGTGATCAGCACCAGGCCGCGGAAATCGAGGATCTTGGCGCCGATGTCGAGGTTCGCGTCCCAGCTCATGCCGTACTGGCCGGAGCCTTCGCGGAGGATCGCCGAGCGGATGCGAGGCGCCCGGCCGGTGCCGATGCGGTAGCCGATCTCGACCGTCTTGGCCCCCTGCTCGCCCGGTCGGGCCGCCATGATGGCCATCCCCGAGCGGCCGGCCGTGGTGCCGGTGGTGGTGTAGGGATAGAAGGTCTTGCCCGTGTCGTTGTCGTAGCAGCCCAGCGGGTCGAGCCGGCCGTCCTGGCGGTCTTCGACGTTGGCGCCCTCGGCGGCCAAGGGGTTGTACGTGCCGCCCGAGCCGGCGGCGATGATCCGCTGCTGGCTCTTGTAGAGGATGCCTACTGCCCACTCCAGGTCCGTGCCGGACAGCACGTAGCGCGGGCGGAGGTTCAGCACCCGGTTCCGCAGGCGCTGCTTGCCCATCAGCGTCGTGGCGTCCTGGAAAGGACCGGCGTTGGCGGTCGGGGTGCCGGTGGCAAAATCGGTGACCTGTCCGGTCACGATGTTATTGTGCGCGGCGTTGAAGACCGACACGCTGTCCTGGTTCAGGGTCGGGTTGGCCAGCAACAGCGCGTAGACCAGGTTGGCCCGGATCTGGCGGGCCGAGAGGCCCATGTCCTGCGGACTCATCTGCGCCAGCGCGCCGAAGCGGTCGTTGATGAAGTCCTGCTCGTCGACCGTGAACTTGCCCGCATAGCGGAAGATCTTGTAGACTTCGTTCCAGTCGCTGGTGTCCAGGTCGGCGGCCGTGCCACCCTTGCCGAGCTTCTGGAGCTGGCCCATCTTCCCGTAGATCGCTCGCTCGTTCTCCAGGAAGTTCAGCACGTCGGTCTCGGTGGTCCAGCCCTGGGTCGTGTCCGCCGCGTCGAGGTAGCCGCCCAGGAATTGGGCGCAGACATTCTGGGTGAAGATCGCCGACAGGGCGGAACCCGACATCGCGGCGCGAACTCGCTCCTCGCGGTCGAAGCTGGTCCGCCCACGGCCTTCCAGGCGGTTGCACTCGTCGACCAGGTCCATCGGGGACAGCCCGCGGTAACGGTCGCCCATGTCCAGCAGCCGCTCGGCCGCTTTGCGTCGGTCGTCGCTGGCGTGACGGGCCCGGCCCGACAGCATGCGCGTAATGTCGCTGCGGACCGTGAACGTTTGTCCGGCCTCGGGCTTGCCGTCGTCGCCGACGATCGCCGGGGAGGCCTGGTAGCCGCCCAGCAGGTCGCAGGGGTCTTGGTTGCCGCTGTAATTGCGGGTCAAGAGCGAAGCGCCCAGGCTGGCCACCGTGCAGTCGGCCTCGTGGCTGCGGGAATGGATTGCCGGTCCGACGATGCCACGGGTCAGCTCGATCTGCTCCACGTTGCCGCCGCCGCCCACGCTGAGCGTCTTGGCTTCGCGGAAGATGTTCAGGAACACGCGGCGGACGCGGCCCATGCCCCAGTTCTCGTCGATCGCCCGGGTGACGATCTCGGCGGGGATGTCGCCTTTGGCCAAGGCGCGGATCTTCCGCTGGCGGGTCAGCTCGCGCGTGCGGCCCTCTTGCACGGCCTCGGTTCGCACCCGCTCCAGCTCCTCGGCCGAGCGGTGCTCCTCGGTCACCACGCTGTGTCGAGTGACGCGGTGCGTCGATGGCGTGTTCTGGGTTGCGTCCTCGTCCTCATCCTCGTCTTCGTCGTCTTCGTCCTCCTCCTCCTCGTCGCGGCAGGCGTCTTCGGCGCGGGTGCGGTCCTCGGCCTTCAAGGAATCCCAAAGCGTTTGGGCCTCTTCCTCGGTGGCCTCGGCGCGGAGCTTCATGTTGACTTCGAGCCACTTGCGGATGGGTTCTTTCATCGAATCGATTCCTTGTGCGCGGATCTTGGCCCGGACGTCCGAGCCGATCGGAGTGAGTGAGACTTCCCGCAGCCGCCACTTCGTGTGCACGAAGAGCGAGCGGTCTTTGGGAGCGGTGAAAATGCGGCCGGCGACGACCTTGGACGTGCCGGGCTTGATTTCGGTGGTCTCCAGCGGCTCGAAGCCGGCGGAGACGTCGGTGACGTGATGCTCGCGGATCTTGGTCCAGGCCGGGTACTCGGCGTCAGAGACGCAAAGGTCCCCTTCCACCTGGTCGCCATTGACCGTGACTGCCCGGACCGATCCCTTGACGCGATCGATGGAGTCGCGCTTGTGCGTGTCGCACAGGGGAACCTGCGTGACGGGCTCCATGCCCGACATCAGGTAGACTTCCAAAAAGCCCTTCCCCGTGCGGAGGTCCCGGCTGATGCAGGGGTCTTCCGTGGCCAGAACGGCGCGAACGGTGCGCGTCTCTTCATTCAGGCTGGCCGGGGCCAGCGGCGAGAGCCGCAGCCGCAGATCGGGATCTCCGGCCCGGGCGACGGGCGGGGCCTCGGTGACGGTCCGGACCGGCGGCCGGGGACGGGTGGAAGCGCCGTGAGGCTCGCCGCGAGCCGGCTTCTTAGCTGCCGGGTTTTTGGCGACGTCCGCGTTGGCCGCGGCGATCGCCCGGCCTTCGGCCTGTTTGCGGGCGGTCCCGTCCGCCAGCTCGGCGGCCAGCACCTTATTGGCGACGGCCGCCCACTGGCGCTGGAGCTTTTTGGAGCCCTTCACGCGGAAGTTCTTGGCGGCGGCGTCTTGGGCGGTCCAGGGCATAGTAGGTCCCGCCTGCCGGGCGGGACTGGTGGGATGAAAGTAGCTTTCACTTTCAAACTCTGGCCTGGAAAGCATGGCCTGGCGGGAAGGTCGTTTCCAGAATCTGGAAAGGAGGGGAAAATTCAGCCCGGCCCGGGGCGGAGAACGTCGCCAATTGGCGACGCGGGCCAGGAAAAAGGGCCGCCGGCCTATCCTGCTGATTCTTCGGCCGGCTGGCGAACCCGCTGGGAAGGATCGGCGGACCGCTCGCTCGGCTGCCGTTTGGCGGCCCCGACCTGGCCGGGCAACTTCGCGCCGGCGTAGACCATCTTCTTGATCTCATCGGCCGACATGGTCTTGCTGCGGCCGTCGGGCGTGGTCAACGTGTAGGAGGTGCCCTTCTGGGCGTCGTAATGGGAACCGCCGACCTTGTAGCCCATCTGCGCCATCGCCTGGTCGGCCTGATCGATGGTCAGCCGTTTGGGATTCTTGGGCAGGGCAATGGTGTGCGACTTGGAAGGCTCCAAGCTGACCTTCTCGGCCCGCTTCGCGGCATCGTCGTGGCTCCATGCCTTCTTTTGATGCTCGTGGCCGATGGCCTCGTGGGAGGCGGCCAGCTTCGCATTGCCGGCGCGATGGGCGGCTTCCGCGGCAAAGTAATGTTTGGCGACCGCCTCGCGGTGAACGGCGGCGGCAATCTCATGGTGCATCTTGCTGCCGGTCTTGGCGGCAACTCCACTGGCGTTTTCCGCCTGCCCACTCTTCGCCTGGGCCGTCGCGCTTTCCTCGCTGGTTCCCTCTTTGATGAAAACGTGATTCCCGTCGATCGTAACCCAATGCCCGTCTTCCGACGCCTCGCGCAGCCGGCCTTCATCCCAGGTCCTCGCGGCCTGAGGGTCTTTCACCGGGCCTGCGCTGGCCCCGGCTCCCGCCGCCTTGCTCGGGTCGGGAATGCCGGGGATCGCCGGCAGGCCGGCCGCGGCCAGCCGCTTGGCGTCGCGCTTGCGGGTTTCCAAGACCCGCTCGGGGATTTCGCCCCGGGCGATCACCGCGTCGCTCCAGGCGATCGTGCCGTCCTGCAGGTAGCCCCGCTCGGCGATCTGTTCCTTGGTGGGATCGACCTGCGGCGGCTTGATCCAGCCCCAACTGTGCTGAACGTCTGCGGGAGCTTCTTCCAGCTCGCCGGCGATCTCGGCTTCGCGGATCACCGTCTCTTCCATGCGATCCAGGCCGATGCGTGCCAACCATCCCTGGACGCCGCCGACGAATCGCCAGTAGGGCTGGTTGTCGAAACGCGCCGAGCTGTAGCTGTGCTTCGAGCTGTCGAGATTCAAAATCATCGCCGGCATGTTCACGCCGCGGCCCATTTCGGCCTTGATCTCGGCCCGCCAGGACTGCTGATCGCTGGACGGCTGCGTGGGCGTCAACTCCGATGCCTCGTAGCCCGGCGGCCCGAAGGTATGGACACCGCGCTGCATCGGCGACGACGTGCCCGACTGCACCTGGACCGGGGCGCCCGCGTCGGGATTTTTGAGCTGCCACAAGACGCCGGTCTTGGCGATCATCTCGGCGGCGTCCAACATCGCCTTGTCCCAGTCGCGGATCTGTCCCGCCCGGTCCAGGGCCGAGGCCAGCCACGGGACACCGCGGACCTGATCCTCTTCATCCAGCCGGTAACCGTGAATGAAGTCGCGGTAGGGGATGCGATAGAACACGCCCGTGTAGACCTCGAACGGTCCAAACAGGTACGGCTCGCTGACGTAGTAGCTGATCGGGTTGCGGTTGGCGTCGCGGCGGACGCCCAGGGCCACGTCGGGGTCACCCAGCATCTCCGGCGGCGTCATCAGCCGGTGCATGTGGACCGGCAGGAGTCGCATCGTCACCGGCCCAGGCGCGGCGGCGTCGTAGATCATCTGCGTGCCGAACTCGCCGGCCTTCCAAAGCGCGCCGACCCAGGTGTTGAGGATTTCGACCAGCGAGAGCTGCCGGTTGGCCCCGGCGTGCCGTGCCCAATCGCGCCAAATCGTCTCCCGCCGGATATTGTAATCCGGGTCCGAGCTGGTGACCCGGTAGTGCGGCCCCTCGGGTCCCACCACGTCGGTCGAGAAGGTGCGGACCATCCCCTCGAAGACCGAGTTCGTACTGATCTCATACTCGGCCTGGGCCCGCAGCCAATTGTTGGCGTAGGCCAGCTCGGCATTGATCGGCAGCCCGGTCACCTTGCCCCAATGGGCCTGGTTCATGCGGTCCGTAACCTTGGAGTCCCAACGGCCCCAACGGCCGCGCATGGCTTCGGAGGCGGTCTGCACGATGGCCGGCGGCGGGGCGGACCGAATGCCGAGTGCCGAGCGGGCGAGCGCCTGGAGGTGGGAGACGATTTTCACTGGACGTAGCCCCCGGAGCTATTGGCGAACTGGTCGCCTTGGTCGTAGGGCGTGGGCTCCTGGATGGTCACCGGCGCGTACTGCACGCCCAGCGTAGCGCCCTGCTGCTGACGCAGCCGCTTGATGAAGTTGTCGATGCCCACGGCGTCCCAGGCCGCCGATTGCTCGCCCCCGCCGCTGCCGGCGGA